CACCTTTTGATCGTATCCGCGCTTGTATCCTAAATCGTATGCTGTGAGTTTTTTATTTAATACTTCGCGCGTTCTGATTTTTGGTTTATCTGACATTTAACTTCTCCATGCTTACCAAGTGCAAATGATTTGCATCTGTCCACTTAAATTTATATGTGTTTATTGCTGCTTCGTGAGTATAAACGCTGGCTTTGTTTTTAGCTCTGTATTTTACAGCTTGTCGCATTGCGTATAGAAGTTCTACTATTTCGAATTCTGACAGCTCTGTTAATTCCTGTGGTAGCTTCATAATTTTCCACCACCAATCTTCGCCAAAAACTCTCTACCTGATTTTGTTAAAGTCCAAAACCAACCCGAACCAGACTTTTCACCTTTTACATATCCGTCTTTTTCTAGCTGCTTTAAGTTTTGCAGAACGTGGTTTGTTTTAACGCCAGATTTAACTTTTTGCTTAACTGTATTTTTTACGCAATAAGTGTACGCTGCACCAAAATCATTAAGTGCAATCAAGCAGATTAATCTGTATCTATCTTTTATTAATCGCATATTATTCACCCACACCAATAGATTTAATTGTCTTTAACTGTCTTATTGTTAGCTTCATTTTCTTTCTCCTTATTAGCTAGAAATCCAATAATAAACACTAATCAAATATTAATCAATTTAAATAATTACTAAAATAGCTATTGACAGAAATAATATACGTGCTAAATTTACCACACCAAAACGAAATGAGGTCTTAAAATGCAAGATTTACTAGCGAAAGCGATGAAGGAAAAAGGTGTAACAGGTCAGCAACTATCAAGAATGTCTGGCGTTTCTGAGTCTGTTATTAGCGCAGCGAGAAATGGGCGTGGTAACCTAGCGACAACTGTGAAGTTGTTTGATGCGCTTGGTTTGCGCTTGATTTATACAGCCAAGTAACTGGAGAGGGAAAATGAGTAACGAAAACTTATTAATTGAGCTTAACTTGACGCTAGCAAAGCCTAATCCAACGGATAGTGACTTAGCGCGAGTTTATGAGATTGAGCAAATACTTTCGGAGCGTTGCCAATGATGTTAGATAAAGCTGGCCCGGAGTTGTTTGCAGCGTTTGCGAGCTTCCAGGGTGATTTGAGCAATGCAACAAAGAGCAAGGCTGGTCATGGTTACAAGTACGCCGACTTAGCTCAGTGCATTGATGTTGCAAAAGACCCACTAAAAGCCAATGGTCTTGCTGTAGCGCAGTTTATCGGTCAATGCGAGCAAGGAACTACGCTTACAACTATATTGACTCACTCAAGCGGTCAGTATATGGGTGATACATTCTTGATGGAAAAGGCTGTTTTGCAAGGCGGTGCAGGGAAAAACCCAGCGCAGGCAATGGGCGCATCAATCACTTACATGCGTAGATATGCTTACGCTGCAATACTTGGTATGACGCAGGAAGATGAGGACGCGGCAAGTGTTAGAGCAAATAAAAACGCTAGCAATGAGTTTAACGATTTTATTGGCATGTTAGATCAAGCAATATCAACGAACAACACTGATTACATTGCAAAAAATTGGACTGGTTCAATTGCTAAGTTTTGGGGTTCGCTTGGCGAGCAAAGAATAAATCAATTGAACAGTATGACTGGAGCGTAAAATGGAAATAGCAATTTTTAAAGAGTTAACCACAGAGGATTTTTTGCAGCAACTTGAGGCTGAATCGGCAAAATACGAAGGTCTTTATGTTGATATGGACAATAAAGAAGAGCGTAAATACGTCAAAGAAAAAGCTGTCGTAATTAATGATATGCTTAAAAAGCTTGATAGAGCGCGTATCGACAAATCAAAAGCTTATAAAAAGCAAGTTGAGGATGAAGCGGCTGCAATCAAGTTTAGGCTCGAGTCTGCAAACAAGCCTTTCACATTGCTAATTGATGAGCATAAGGCTAAGCGAGCCGCTGAGCTTGCAGAAATAAAACGTGTTGAAGATATGAAGGCGCAAGCTGAGCAATATCAATTAGATCATGAAGAAGCAATCATGCTAAATCGAATTTGGGATCTTGAAGCTGGCGAGCGTGAAGCTGAAAAGGAGCGTCAAAAGCAAGCTCAAATTGAGCGAGAGGCTTTAATTGCCAAAGAAGTAGCAGAAAGAGCTGCAACTATTGAGCGAGATAAAATAATTGCTGAACAGCAAAGAGCGGAAAACGAACGCCTAAAGCGTGAAGCGGATATTAATCATCAGGCTAGTGTAAACAGAGAGGCGCTATCATGCCTTATTGAAAATGGTATTGATGAAGCTACAGCAAAAGAAGTCATCAAGCTTATAGCAAAGAAACAAATTAAAAACGTAACAATTAACTATTAATAGGAAACTTAAAATGGCCCATACAATTGTAGGTAAGTTAAATAAAGCAGCAACACAGTTTCAAGCAGGTGAATCAGTTGGTTTTGGTGTTCGCGTTGGTGTTAAGTATTATGATCGCGACACGAAGCAAAATGAGTTCACAAATTATGAAGCGGTAATTTTTGCAAAAGCTCCAGCTCAGATTCAGTTTTATCAATCAGCCTTAGTTGAAGGTGCAATTATTGAGATTAGCGGAGACCAGCAAAAAATTAAAACTTTTGACGGTCAGAATGGTCAGTCAATTAGTATCGAACTGTTAAATGCCAAGCTTGGCTATATTCACTCACCAAATCAGCAGGCGCCACAACAGCAAGGTGGGTTTCAACAACAGCAAGGTTTTGCGCCGCAACAACAAGCACCACAACAAGGCGGTTACGCTCCACAGCAAGGTTTTGCGCCGCAGGGAAATCAAAACCCTCCGTTCTAATTAATAATGCGCCTTCGGGCGCTTTGGTGACTTATGAAAAATAAAAAAGCAAAGCAATCTGCATTGGATGTTTACCGCTACTTATTCTTGAGATGTGAAACAAATACTAAAAAATATATTTGGACTTTTGATCGTATGGAGAATGCTGAATGCGGATGGGGTAGAAGTGACGAATTTATGAGGCACAAAGAATTTGACGTTGTCTCAGTAATGGCGTGTGACTTATGAGTGCTACTATTGGAGCCGTTGTTGATGATATTTTATTTATATTATCTTGTTCTATTATCGGTGCAGTTATTGGTTTGTTTATGGTTTATTTACTACCTATTTTTCTATATTTAAATGGTGATTTATGAATGAGTTAAGCAATGGATTTTTTGATGGAAGACCAAGCGTAAATGGCAGATATACTGTTTTAGCAAATGATATTGTTAGTCAGTGGTCTGAGGAGCTTGATTTTATTGATGGTGAGTGGTTCATGCTTTGCGGTAATATATTCCCTTGCATTATTGATGGATGGAAATGGCATGAGTGACTATCATTTTGAGCTTCCGCTTTACGGCATAGCAAAACCAACAAAAACATCTAAAAATCCAGCTCTGAGCGTTAACTGGTATCGTAACGCTTATTATCGCGACAGTAACAACGCTAAAAAAGAGTTTAAGCGCCTTATGCGTGAGCAGCTAAAGCATTTTGATGCTATTGAAGGTAAGGTGACTATAAAGTACGTGTATTGGTCTAAATCGACACGCTCAAGCGACATAGACAACTTTGTCGGCACTGTTAAAAAGTTCTTCCAGGACGCGCTTGTCGAGTGTGGATTGCTACCTGATGACAACTTTAACATTATAGTTGGCAGCGATGAATCATACGGCGGAGTTGATCGAGATAATCCGAGGGTCGATGCTTACATTACAGTGTTGACTGATTCTGATTAGCTGCTACAATTAAATTTCTGGTTAACCTCCATTGATCAGTTGCAAGTAATTGGCGTTACTTGTTTATGTTTAAAGGCGGCCGCGCCAATGACCGCTTGGATTGAATAGCTGCTTACTAGATTTGTAGTGTTGCAAGTAGCTGGTTTGCTATATTAAAGGCACCTTTACTCCTTCTTGTGGTGCTGGTTTTTATGTTGTTTATTACTCTTTTCTCCAAAAGCCTCGATTAATTTCGGGGCTTTTTTTTGCTTAAACTTATATGCTTATAACTAAATGTTATTTCACAACGTGAGTTAATTGAATTAAATTTACTGCATTAACCAACTGGAGAATAAAAATGGAATCAACTTTCGATATTAAAGCAGAGGCAGAGCGCGACGAGGCTATTGAGAAATTCAAGAAGCGCACGATTATGACCACTGAGCGCGATGTGCATATTGCATTTGAGATTTACGGTCGCGACACTGTGATTGATTTGGTGGCAGATGATGGGCTAGCTTTCCTTCTTGATGACAGGATAATAAACCAATACCTATGTCAGTCTAATGTATGCAAGAAAGATGATGTAGCACTTCTTTGCATGTTTCATGGTGAAAACCCTATTGAGTATTTAAAGGTTGAAATTGCAAAGAATATAGATGAGTTAATCGCTGATTACAAGGTGGTGCTATGAAATTGCAAAAAAGAAGTTTGAAGCATTTGGAGATATTCAAAACGTTGTTTATTGCGTTTTACATTGGCGGAACTGAGCAAGCGCGAATCTCAGCTAAGCGATTAAAAAAGCAAGTTTACGACCGCGACTGTCACGAGTTGCTAGGTTTAATTCAAACTCAGACGGACGAAAAGATTACAACCTGCATCAACGACATGATGAGCAACTATCGTCGCGAAGGTATTTTATAATGCCTACCGCTAAAACCGAGCTTGAAAAGATAGCCAAAGCTTATCGCGCTGGCTATCTTGATGCTAAATTTGATGATTATCAAAACAAAAACACCGTCGATTGCGGTGGTGAATATTACGCTTATATGGCTGGCGTTAATGACTTTAAAGCTGGCTATAAATTAGACTTAACAGTATTTGAGGAAGAGTAAAGGTGAATATATTAAAAAGCATTTTGCAGTGGCAGAAAACGGCAAAGCCAACGCCAACAACTGAGGACGCGTGTGTGGCTATCGGTTGCCATTATGAAGAAGTTGGGGAGATGGCAGCTGTATCAGGGGATGCAGAAATTCGCTCAGATTGTGAGAATGCCTCATATCACTACAAAAGACAGAATAAAAATTACCTTTCTGATTTGGAGTTGCTTGCCAAGGACGATGAAGCAAAAGTTGAACTATTGGATGCTCTATGCGATCAAATCGTAACAGCTATCGGAGTTGCTCATATGCTAGGCATGGATATTGAAGGCGCTCTTGATGAGGTTAACAAATCAAATTACAGTAAGTTTGAAGATGGCAAAGCCGTACTTGATGAAAACGGCAAAATCAGAAAAGGAAAAGATTATTTTAAGCCAGATCTAACCAAGTTTATCTAATTACTTTGCGTTATAGCTTATTCGAAACGGTTATAACGCAGCCATCAATTTTGCGCTAATATCTAGCTATCAAAAATAAATCGAGAAAAGAATGGAGCTAACAAATCAAGATAAGAGATTTTTAATTGAGTTACGAGGTATACCGTTGTGCGGCGGTATAACTAAAGCTGAGTCAAAAAGCACAATTAAGTTAGTTGAGCTAGGATTAATTGAAAGCAAGCCAAGTTCAATTGGTAACATAACAAAAATATTTGCTCTGACTGATGCAGGGCGAGAAAAGGTGAGAGGTTTATAATGGTAAGTACGGTTAATCGAGATATTGAGCGCGTAACGTCAAGCAAGTATGAACGCGAGATATCGGATAGATACGGAAATGTTTGTCATATAGATGTTTACGATGTTTTAAAAGCTTATGATGTGACGTGCTCAGCAACTCAGCACGCAGTCAAAAAACTGCTATGTACTGGCATTCGTGGTCACAAAGACGGTGCAACAGACTTAATTGAGGCTAAAGACTCGATAACAAGAGCGATAGAGCTTGGTGGAGATTCAAAATGATAAATAAGCATTTATTGTTCCGCCGATTTCCAGTGATGCCAGAGTATGTAATGGATCGCATTGCCGACCTGTATACATCGCTAGCGTCATTATCTAAAAGTAAGATTGCTGAAAAAGTATCAAACGAAACAGGTTTTTACGTGAGCAAAAAAGTTGCTTGTGAATTTATTGATTTTGCCCGTGAGCACTGCGATTTGAAGCCATGCTCGGCAGATAGTAAATTTAACCTTAACAGTAAAATGCGATTCTTTAAAAATGGCAAAGTGGTAAAAGAGGTGATACATGCTTGTTAAACTTAGATTGAAGTCGCGTGATGACTCGTTCACGACAATAGTTGAAGCTGATAGCGTCAAAGCGGCAAAAGAAGAAGGTGAAAACATGCGCGAAGGTTATAGCGTTGTTGATGCTTGGGTGGTGCAGGCGTGAGTAAATTAATAGAGCAATTAAAAGCGCATGAGGGCTTTAGGTCTAAGCCATACAAATGCACTGCGGATAAGTTAACAATCGGTTACGGATTAAATCTTGATGCCGGAATTGATGGTGAGCTGGCTGAGATCATACTAAATTATCAAATACAGAAAGTTAAAAGCTCTCTTGATAAATTTTCTTGGTACGCATCAATTGACTCTGAGCAAAGGAAAGATGTAATAGTTAACATGGCATTCAACCTTGGCGTTGCAGGAGTTTGCAAATTCATAAAAATGATTAACGCCATATCACTGCATGATTACCATCAAGCCACTACTGAAATGCTAGATAGTAAATGGGCTAAGCAAGTTGGTAATCGAGCCGTCGAACTTGCCGAGCAAATGCGGAGCGGTCAATACAAGTGAATCATGTAGTTTTGGAGCGCAGAAATGCTCTTTTACGCAAAGAGATAAAGCGATTGAAGCTGACTGTATTTAAGTTTGGTCTATACTCTGCATTTGTCACTTTGCTTTGTTTAATATTCGCAATAAGGATTTACTTATAATGTGGTCTTTAATTATTGGCGGAGTTTCAGAGCTTGTTAAAAGCTGGTTTGATTTAAAGAAAGCAAAGAATCAAGCTGAAGCTAGTTATCATCAGCAGGCGCTGCAGGGCGAGCTTGATTGGGATATTGAAGCGCAAAAGCAAGCTAGATACTCTTGGAAGGATGAGTTTATTACCATCATTTGGTTTGCACCCCTAATCATGGCCTGGTGGGATGAAGAAAGGGCCATGAAGTGGGTTAAGTTTGTCGATGGGTTGCCGTATTGGTATCAGTTCGGCATGTTTGGAATAATTGCAGCGTCTTTTGGTTTGCGTTGGTATTTCAAGCAGCAGTCATTTAGCGCTAAAACGAAATGAACCATCAATTAGATGATAGCGCCACACTTACAGAGATGATTGCAGGTATGGCGCTAGTTTTACTATTTTGGATTGTCGTGATTATTCTTACACTGTAGCAATACAGTTAAATTGAATATCTTCAAAATCGAGATGAAATCCAGCATTAACGTAATCAAGCCCCTGGTTGATACGGTCGCAAGACAATAAAAAATTACCAATTGGCAGCTTAATGCGCAACGTCATCACACCGCTTTTAATCTCAGCATCAAAGCGATATTTTGCATTAATCCATTCGTCATTAGTACCAAGCTCAACTAGCATGATTGTCATAGTGTTATCTGGGAGGCTAACATTTACTGTGATGGTGCAAACTGTTTCTGGCTGGATTGTCTTTATTCCACCAGCGCCTACGCGATGAAATCCAGTGTAAGTATCCACAACGTTAATTACAGGGAGTTTTACCTTTGCGTGCTGCTCAACCCATACTGACTCAATAAATCCGCCACCAGCATCATATTTTCGAAATTTATCTCCTGTAATCGGAGTGCCTTCAATCCACTCGCCATCTTTAAATATTTTAATCATGTCATTCTCCATAGCTGTATGAATAGAAGATGTTAGTGCTTCCTGCTGTTGTTGTGCTTATTGTTATTGATTGATCAGGCTCAAAAGCAACAATCGGCTGCACAACGTTGCTCTGTGAGGCTGTTGTGTTTGCCCCAATCATTCCGCCAGAAACAACAAATCCAGAGCTTGAGTATATGTTACTTAAACTTCCATTTACAAATGTTGCACCGCCAATTAACACGCTTACATCAGAAATGCTTGATGATCCAGAAACAAAATCCAATCTCAGGGTTTTCCCTGCTAGCGGATTTATAACAAGAGGCGTTGAGCTTGATAATGAGTGTGTTTGACCACCGCTAAAAAACTCAGCTTTGAACTGCTTTCCGCCATATAGCTGACCCAATTTTATTGCTGCCATTTAAACCTCCCACCCTGTTCCAATTTTAGTTGCGGTGAATCCGTACGAGTCACCGATAATAATTTCATCAAAGTCACCTTTGTCTGTTTTAAAGTTTTCCCCGGTCAATTTTACTGACGCATCTGTAACGCCTTTTTTGCGCACAAAGCTAACCTGATATTTTTCAGGAACTGTCGCGGCAGAGAATAGATTAAATACACCACCATCAAGAATAATCACCTGGCTGGTGCTAAGTTGCCAATCTGCGTTTAGAAAGGCAGGCTCGCTCAATGTTACATCAGCCAGATCGGTATTTAGATACCAAAACAATTCGTTGTGAAAGACTGTTGCTGGCTTTGGTAGCGCTCCAGTCAATGAGGTCCACAGCCCCTTGTAGTTTGACGCTTCGGCGCTCGCTGTTGCACTAAATGCAGCGGCATCTGCGCTAGCCTTTGCCTCGACTGCGTTGTCGTAAACTTCGCTGGCTGTTGTGTTTTGCCACGCAGATAACGCATTTTCCTCGCCAACCATCGCAACTTGACCAGCAACAAAATTGTTTGCTTTGGTGTCAAATTGCGATGGCGTATCTGTGCCGCTATTAGGCGCTGGCGGTAAATCATTTACAATTGGTGGCGTTGTTGGTGCTGTTGCCATTAGATTAATCCTCGTACTGTTAAAGCAATTTTTGATTTAGTGGGCCATGTATAGACTTGCCTATAGTCCCTCACAAAGCCATAAGTTAATGTTGAGTCACCGATGCTTGCAGGATTTCCGACAAACACAGAGTTACGCTTTTTTAGAGTCTCAAATTCAGTGAATATAGAATCAAGCTGAGCTGTATCTGCCATAATGGCATAATCGACCAGTTTTGCAGTAAATCCTGGTTTATAGGATATGTTTCCGTAGTCATCTTCTACTGGCTCGCTAAAATCCAAAAGCTGCGCACCAGTACCAAATTGCGTATCGCCAATTTCTGCCTGCTTTCCGCAAATAAAAGTACCAACACTTGCGCCGACACCTACAAATTCAACTGTAATTTTCCCGATCGTTGTTGGCGGAATGTCAAGTACGACAAGTTTATTTTTTGAGGTAAAGCCGCTGTAAAAATAATTATACCAGCCATTTACCAGCGGCCTGTTTCGCATCTCTTCTGATTTTGAGTAAATCAATGTGCCGATATTATCAAAAACACTAATGTTGATAACTGAGCAATTTACGTTAAAAAATGCGAGAGAGTTAACAAGCGAGACTGGCACTATATCAACTGTTATATTATCACCAATGCTTGCGGTGTTATTTGCCTCGTCAAACATTTTGAATCTATTTGTAGGGCCGACATCAACCCAAGTTTGAGGCGTTTTAGTTACACCTATTGCAGGGTCGTCCGTTGTCGATGGGTCTGCAACAACTTCGTAAACTCGATGCGTAGAGCTTTTTATAACTCTGTCACCTAAATTGTATGTACCAGCAATCCATTCGACCTCGCCAACTGTCGAGTCAGGCTCGGCAATCGACGAAGTTAAATTTGCGCTAGTTACTGTAATTGGTTTTATCAGTATCATTGCACGCTCTGCATATATTCAAGTTTACGCACTGAGTCTGCTGTGCGCTTCGTGTTTTCACCGATTTGAGCGTTTGCATTATCCATGTCTTTGCGCAACGCTTTAATCTCATTAACAAGCTCGCTGCCATTACCCATAACTTCATTACTCGGTGGAGTTGGCCAAATGTCAATCGGTGGATCGGGCCAAATGTCATAAATTGGTGTTGGGTCTATCATACCACCAATTGTGCCGCCAATTCCAACTACGGCATCGACTATGGCGGTGGTGGAGCTTTCGATTGCTGCTGTGGTCTCTTGTTGCGCCTCAACTTGTTGCTGCTGAAACTCCACGCCAATCTCTGCCAGTGCCTTGCGCTCAGACTCTAAAAGCTCCATAGCTTCTTGCAGGCTCATTACGCTATTGTCGATACCTAAAAGAGTGTCAACTTGCTGGTTAATAGCATCAATCTGAGATTCAGCATCATCCTTGGCTTGCTCATAAGCAGCTAGCGCAATTTCCTCTTGCGATTGCAATTTATCAAGCGTATTTTCTGCAATTGCATTCTGCAACTCATCTTGCGCAGCTTGATATTGAGCCATAGCTTCATCTAAAGATAAAACAGTGTCATCAATGCCAAGAATAGCTTTTACACTTTCCTCAACAGCTAGCTTTTGCGCTTCAAGCTCTGCAACTTGATCATCTCTAGCTGTGTTAATTGCATCTATTTGAGCCTGCGCGCTTGATTCTGTTGCTGCGATAGTGCGATCTAAATCTGACAGCTGAGCATCTGCTAACTTGCCTATTTCAGCCATTGCGTAAGCTTCACGCGCCGCACCTATTCTTGCACCCTCTGCCGTATCAAATGACTGTGATTCAATGTTACCAGCTTTCGTAAAGTCTCCAGCCCTAGCCGCTCTTAGCGCCTCGCTAGCTGTGAATGTTTTTGATAGCTCACCGAATTGGCTTGCAACACTTTCAACCATCCCGCGCTCTGCATTTAAAGCCTGCAACCTTGCGCTTGATACTGAGTTTATAGCACTTATTTGCTCATTAGCGCTATCATTGGCTGACTTTATTAAGTCATCGTATTTTGATAGCTCAGCATTAAGAGAGTCATTTAACGAACTTTCAGCTTTTGATACGGCACTTTCCAAATCAGAGATTAAGTTTTGATAAGCTTCACGCTGCAAGTTGATAGATTCAAGCTGTGAATCATAAGCCTCTTTTGCTGCTTCGATAGTTAGGTTTAATCGGTTAATTTCAGCTTGTCGCGCCTTTTCAAGCTGCTGCTCAGCAAATGCAACGTTACTTTCTAGCGTTGCTCTAAGCTCATCTAGGGCCCTCTTCTCAGCTTCACGCTCTTTGTTCAAGTCTTGTTGGGCGTAAATCTGCAACATTAGCGCTTTTAGCGAGTCATCAAGTCCGGCAAGCTCAATCTCGCGCTGTAAAGCTAAAGCCTTTTCACTTTCACCCTGCTCATTAAGTAATTGCACCTGCAAAGACTTCTGGCGATTTAGTAGCTGCTCAGCCTTTTCAACTTCACGCGCTCTTTCTGCTTCTGCTGCCGCCGCATCATCTAGCGCCCAAATCATTTTCAATAGTGCATGCAATGATTCATCCGTCGCATCTAGCTCCATTTGACGCTTAAGTGCTAGAGCTTCTTGCGACTTGCCTTGTTTTTCAAGTAATTCAATTTCAAGGTTTAATTTATCATTAGCTAAATCATCTAGCGCATCAATGTAATCAGCAAGTGCCGGGTTGAGCTCCATTAGCGTAGCAAATAGCGCCTGACCTTCTGCTGTAGTTAAATCAATTCCTTCAACAAGCTCTCTGAATTGCTCTTTTGATGTCGTTAGTGATAACCCAAGGCTGTCGAATACATCAGTCAGCGAGCTTTCGAGCATTGATAGCTGTTCCGATTCGCTGTAAAAGTTTTCAAAGTATGAATTTGTTAGGCTTGCGAATTCCTCAACGCCACCGATTAGGCTGATAATTGCTTGTGACACTTCGATTTGCATTAAGCTTGATAGGTCACTTAGCGAGATTCCAATGTTGCCTAGCGCATCATTAAATACAGCTTGTTCATAAGCTACACGCTGCAAGGTTTCAAATGCGCCTTCGCCAACCTTTTGATACTCAGAAATGCTCGGTACTAAATATTCAGCAATTAAATCTGCTTGCTGGCTAAATATAGCCTCAAGCTCTGCTTGTATCTCATCGCCAGTCTTATCCTTGAATGAGATATCACCGATATCAATTGTGAACGCCGCTAGCTTTTCACTAAAATCACTTGATTCACCTAACAATGATTCAGCCGCGCCCAATACAGATTCACCGATGAAGCCAAAGATATTAGCCATTTGCTGTGTGATGCTGCTTTCGATATCTGACGTTTCAGTTGATGTGCTGGTTTTTTTTGATAAGCCCCAAAACTTCTTTTTGGTTGTCTCAACAACTTGGTACATTTCAGCCGCCAAGTCATCAGAGCTTAAAACAGCGCCTAGCGTTTGACTCATGAAGCTAATACCGCTATCAACTAGCTTTTTCTTTTTGCTGCTGAATGATCCGATTATTCCGCCAAGTATGTCATCAGCAAATTTTAAAATTGGATCTACAAAAGAAGGCATCTTTTTAAGCAGCGATGGCAAGTTCTTTTCACTGATCGTTCCTAGCTGACCGCCATAGCCTGAGTCACCAAAATCTAAACCCATGGCAAACTGTGATGCTAGTCGCTCAATCCCGCTATTCAATCCATTTAGCGCCGCACGAATACCACGCAGCTCTGCCAGTTGATCAATCTGAATATCGCTAAACTCATCCATAGAGTTGCCAATTGAACCAGATTGAGCTGAGCTATCACCTAAAACCGAGCCTGTACCGCCTTCCTTTGGTAACTCATAAGAGCCACCGCCACCACTACCAAATGATCCGCCAAGCAAACTAGCCATAATGCCAATCATTGCCGCACCGGTAGCAAAGTTGATTGGGAATGGCGCTGCAAACGCGCTGGTAATCGCTGTTAATGCGTTAGCGCCTTGTTTGGTTGTTTCATTCGCTACGTGAGCCGCTGTTTCTGCCGTTCCCGCGCTTATTTTCTGATAAGACAATGCAATCTCAGCTACAGCCAGGACTTGATTAATCGCATTAAAAGCTTTTGCTGCCGCTGTCTTTTCGCTGAACATGCTGGCCGCGCCACTTGCTAAAGATTGATACCCGTCAATTTCAGCACTAACACGCTCATCATTGAGCTTCATTTGTAACTTATCTAAAGCGGCATTATCAGCACCGCCTTTTGCTCGCTCTTTATCAATCTTTTCTTGCAGCCTTCCAATGTCAGTCATGCGGCTTGAGTAGTCGCTAATTGCATCAGACATATTGCCGAAGGCGTCAACTACGATATTGCCTGTGCGAGTCCATGCACCACCAAAATCCTCAACCTGATTTGTTAGGTTGTTAAAATCCATCCCAGACTCAGCAGCAGATTTCATTTCATTGCGCGTTGCAATGATGGCTTCTTTTTGCTTTATGATTGCTGCAATCATATCTGGAGAATATTTTTCGGCTATCAGCTTTTGCTTTAGCGCGTAAATCTCGTACTCGTCAGATGTTAGCTCTAGCTGCTTGCGCTCATCTTCAAGCGCTAACAACGTCTTAACGAAAGAGCCAATCATTAAATTAGACGACTCTGTTACAACTTCTTTCCAGCCACTTAATGATGTTATGCCATTTTCAAACTGTTCATTCATTAGTGCAATTTTTTCAGCAACACTAGATGATTCTGATTCAACAGTTTTTAGGCTTTCTTCAAGTTGAGCTATCTGCTTTGTGTATGCGTTTGTAGCTCGACTTCTTGAGTCGCCCATTCTTGAGTCATACTCAGCTTCTTTTTTCTTTGCCTCTGCAATTTTATCAAGTATCTCCACTCGCTTTAGATCAAGTGAGTTAGCTTTTTGCATCGCAGATACGTAAGCGTTGCCTAACTGCTCCTTTGTCATTAACTCGTAAGTTTTTGACAGGCCCTTAATTCTTTCTGCGTGCTTATCAGCGGATTTACTAGCCTCGTCCATGCTGTCCTTTGTCATGTTAAAAGCTGTAGCTGCTGCCCCAAGAGCTATTACCGCAATGCCAACAGGACCAAGCATTAAGTTAAATGCCGCACCAAGAGTTCTAGCCGCAACGGCTGTCATAGTTAGCTGCTTAGCTTGCACGCCTAGAGCCGCTGACATACCAGTAACTTTCGGTACTGCTGTTATATTGGCAACACCAGCGGCAATCATTGATGCAGTGTATTTGGTCATTGCAGGTGTTAATGATAAAGCAATAACAGCGCCAGCCGCACCAACAGCGTTAACAGCGCCATCCAAGTTTTCAGTAAAATCAACGATTGATGAGCCGAGAATATCCACAGCATCAGTTAATGAATTACTACTACCAACAAATTCAGTGATATTTGTTGTAGCTAAACCTAGGTTTTGCTCAAAAGTTAACTTAACTGTATCGGCAAGCTTTTGCGCTGTGCGCTCATAATCAGTTAAAGCCTCAACCATAACCTGAGCTGTAATTCCACCAGTCGCAGCAAATTCACGCAATTCACCGCGAGTCATATTTAACTTAGCTGACATCGCATCAAGTATCTTTGGCGCACCCTCGGCTACTGAGTTGAACTCATCACCTCGCAAAACACCACTTGCGAAACCTTGATTTAACTGCCTAATCGCACCAGTCATTTCTGACAACGGCTTACCGCCAGCCAAGAATAAGTTATTTAGCGTCTTGGTAATACTTACCATTTTTTCGCTAGATATATTCATCTCTGACGTGCCGCGCGTCATTTCAGCATACAAACCGACAGTTGTACCAAGCTCGATGCGGGTGTCTCTTGATACTTGAAGCAGCTGCTCTCTGACTGAAATTAAATCTTTTTCACTCTCGGTCACTTGTCGCAATTGCGTGTTTAAGTTTGACCAACTGTCAGCATATTGGATAATCTTGCTTGCAGCAGCGGTAACACCTAAAGCCGCAATAGCGCCACCAACAGCGCCTAGCGTCTTTTCAAGGGTGGTCATCTTGCTGTCAGTGCGAGCGCCTGCGTTAGCTGTTTTATCAAGCTCCCGCTGCGCGACTGACAAGCCCCTCGTATCCGCTTTAAATCCTAGGTTGACTAAATCTGTCATATTAACCTCTCGTTTTTTGTCAATCTAAATTATAGCTTAAATGGTTATAAGCTTATAGCTAAACGGTATTTCAGTATTTTTATAAATCAGGTTACTGTTATGGCTCAACAAAACAAGAGGTTTACAAAATGGGAAAAGTAATAGCTTCATTTATTTTATTTTTAACAATTATAGCGGCTTCAGTGCTTTCTATGATTTACGGCTGGGGTCTTAAGCCTAAATCTTGGGGTTGGATAATAGGTGGTTACGTTTATGTTTCCGTGGTGTCCGGTGTTGCTGGCTCGCTATCAAATGGAGAGAGAAAATGAAAGATGTGTTGGTAAATGTTAGTGTTGAAATACTTGTAAGCGTTGATGATGACGTATCATTAGATGATGCGTCTACTATTGCGCTATTTAATTGTGACGGAATAATTCCAAGTATAGGAGGTGAACTAAATAAAAAAATGAAAGAAATTGAAATATTAGAATACCAGGTAATCAGCTCAGATGAATGCTGATTTTATTTTATATTGCTATAGATGTTAAGATAAAAAAGCCCCTTAATCGGGGCTATTTTTTGAACATTGCTTTAAAAGCTTCGGCTACATTGTTTCGTATTAAATCAATATTTCCTTCGCCCTCATGTGGCGCTGCTCTTGCGATATCTCTTGTCGCTAGCGTGTTTTCATTTACATAAGCTTTTGACATTTTAGCTATTGCTGATACTTCAAAAGAATCTAGCTGGCAAACAGAATCAGAGTAAGACTTTATTTCAGCAAATGTTAACGGTGTTAATCCGTAACCACCACTAAAACACATCCCTAATTCGTGCCAACAACCAACAATAAACTGATTGGTTTCTGGTAATTCCAAAAGTGGATCGCCATCTGTTAGCTGTTCAATTCTTGATTTCGGACTGTTATCTTTATCGTGTAATTTAGGGCGACTATGAAGCCACCCCAAATGCGCTGCGTACTTGCTTAGATTCTCATCTAAGCGTTGATAAAATTTTGCTTATCTGACATCGCATCGCCGATTTGAGCTGTCAAATCTGGTAATGCAGAGTAGAGTTTACTGATATTCTCAACACTCTCCGACACTTTTCCGCTAGCTGTTAGCTTGATGCCAAATTCCCTGGCGTTTTCTTCATCAAGCTTAATATTGTGAAGCTTCTTAGTTGCCAAAGCATACACACGCTGAAAGCGAGAAATTAGCTTTTCTTCGCAATAATCAAGGAAGTCTAAATTCTCATCACTTGGCTTAATGCCATCAAGGATCGCTTTGTTTATTTCTTTCTGTCGCTCATCTTCTTTTCGAGTTAACCCTAAATCAGCGGTCGAGCGTAAGGCGCGTTTGAATTCACTAGAGCTGACAGAGTAAAGCTCAATTCCAACTTTATTTCCGCTGTCATCTACAAGTAACTCACCTGTCTCAGGATCTTTTAATTGTACGAAAGCCGCTTGCTGCAGCTTGTTTGTTTTTGAAAAGCTTTTTACGTTTAACATAATCTCATACCTTGCAATTATCATCATCCGAAATGGTTGCGGGTGGCGGTGGATGATGCCGCCGGACTTATCAGCCTTTTACCCGCGATTTATTACGCTGCTACGTAAATTGGTACGCGGTTAACTCGTAAATTAGCTGTAGAGCCAATCATTGAGTTAGCCGAGCCGATGTTTACGTTGTAGCTGAATGCGCGAACATCCATGTAAACAATCTCACCATCTGGTAACGTGACTTGAGCACTGAAAGCATTACCTGTTTGAGCGCCATCAAAGTGCTCTTTGATAATGTTTTGGCCAGCATCATTCGTGTCACGCTCAAGACCAAGTGAAGGATTGCCGTACTGAACAAAGCCACGGAAAAACTCAGTTACACCAGTCGCCAAGGGTTGCGATTGAACTTCATCAGCAGAGCCGCCAAATTCACCAATCGACAATACCTCACCAACCGGGGTGTATGTTAACGCAGCATAGCCAGCCGCATCGTATGTTGCAGGTAGAGCCGCAGAAACCGCGAACTGCACGCCTGTATTTACTTGTTTAGCCATTTCTGACTCCTATTATTTGATATACCAAAATAAAGCTTATAACGTTAAGCTATAACAGTATAACCTATTGTTATAGCTGTCTTCAAATGCGTATCATCTGAGTACATACCGCTCGGAGTAATAGCGCCAATTGAAACGATTTGATTGTCGAATTCGACACCGCTAGATAAGCCTTTGCTAAAAATAGCCATGGTTTCATTTACTTTCTCAAGATGATAAAACTTTCTACTAGCTATAGGTGTCGCAACAGTTAACTGATAAAAGCCGCGCTGAACATCCTTACCCTTACCAAGAGTTACATCAACGCTTGTCGGCACTTCCTTTTCGGCTACATAATCTTCAGTTGGAGCTGGTTTAAATGGTGAACCATGCACCGCAATATCAAGAGATGTGACTGCATTTAACTTGTTTAGTAGCGCTTTATTTAGTGCAAATTGATCAATCATTTTCTACGCTCGATTTCTTCGTTAAGTATCTTTGACCATTTAGCCGTATTGATTCGGAGCATTCCGTTAGGTGCTTTAGCTGACCATCCGTCATACTCAAGCCTTGGCCCATACGGCAGTGGATTAGTAAAATAAGCCACTTCGCCCATCTCGATACCACTAACCATCTCTTTTAATTCACTTAGTGATGTTGAGCCGCTTTCATTATCAGGTTTTAGCTCGTAACTAATGCCACCGATTGACGTGTTCCAGTTATTAATAAATGCGCCTTTATCAACCGGAGACTGAATAATCACATTATTACCAACACGAACAACACTAGCTTTAAACGCTGAGCTAGCTTGCTCCATGCGCTTTTTTGCAATCGCTTCAATCTGAGATTTAATGCTCATCGTCTTAACTGCAACTTAGCATAAACATTTATGCCGCCAACGCTATCAAGCCTTTTAACATTAACAACCCGGTAAACTTCGCCGTTTAGCATTGAAGTTGATCCAATCTCTGGAACAGTATCAGAACGAAAAAACACAAAGCTGTCTGTTGATTGTATCTGCTCGCCGTCAATTTCGTGGGCTTTATATCCGAGTAGTGGTGACACTGTGCCTGTGTATTCTGTGTTTGGCTGGCTTGGAAGTGGGTCTCCAAAATCATCATATCCGCCGTCACCGTCTAGATAAAACTCACCTGGAGCGCCAAATTTTGAGATGATTTTTGCCGCTGTTAATCTTGCTTGTGCGTAATCAAAATTAGCCATTAGCAGAGCCTCACGCGCGCCATACTGCCGCCAATAGAACCTACGGTGTAAGGCTTTAATAGTCGGTCAATCTGCGTTGTATCGTGCTTATAATAAGCTGCACTTTTCTCGCTGTATTCTGTTTCAGTTTCTAGCACGTCTAGCTTGTCACGCTGCTTGATGACTTTACCGTCACTGTTGGCAGTTGGCGAGATAAATAGCTCATTATTAAGCGCTTGCCATGCTGCCTGAGCTGCGCCGTTGTCGATATCTGCAATAGCAACTAAATCAGTTGGTAACTTCATAGGTTGAGCTTCATCAACTTGCTCGCCCTTAAAGTTATAGTTAGCATCAATAAAATCAACTGAACCAACGACTAAAGCCGCTTCAATTTGAGCATCGCTAAATGCTGAGTAATCTTTCAGGCGCAAATCAGCCCACGCTTTAAAGTCAGCTAGTGATAAATATGTATTTGTTCCGACTGTGATAGCCATAAACCCTCCGCTTATTCATTTTGATTATAGCTTATATCCAAAAGTTATTAAACAATAGCTAAATTTTGGCTTATAGTTCACTCATCGA